CAAGGCAAATGATTAACTATCCATGTGGCTGGTTCGATGTCGAGCAACTCCCCGGTGGTTCCGGCACTACATCAGAAGACTGATATGAGTTTTGAAAAAGGCCTAGCTGAACTTCAACGCATCGTTGCCAAGCTTGAGTCATCTGATGTAGACCTTGAGACAGCAGTCGCAGATTTTGAGCAAGGCATAAAGATTCAGCAATATTGCAAGAAAAAATTAGACGAAGCTACTCTTCAGGTAAATCGTCTTCTTGCTGATGGGAAGCTGAAGCCTCTGAAAGATCTTCCTCATCGTCAAGCAGAGCCTCTTCAACAATCTCTTGGCCCAGCTGATTCTCTAGATCTTTCTGATCTGGACTAACTTCTTCAACTTCTTTTACCTCTTCTGCTTGTCCCAAGACAATTTGATGTTCTTGTACTAGCTGTTGCAATCTTATCTCAAGCTGATCTCTGCTCATGTTATCAATCTTATGTATCTTCAACTCCTTCCTATCGACCATAAGCCCGGCAAGTTTGGCCCTTGCAATCTCTGCTGTTACTGCAGGCCCATATGATCCATCCGCCAATGCAACATCGCGTATCTCTCCAAGCTTCTTTGCTATCCCCTCATAAGTTATTTCATTCTTCGTGCGCTGGATCGCTTTGAACTGTCTGATCTTTTCTTGCACATGGCCATACTCTGGATTACTCAACAACCTTGTTGCTGCTACAGTAGGATTCTCATACCCTGCCAGATGCGCACACTTTGTCTGATTGTAATCTTGATACACCATGAGATCGACAAATTTTTCTTGCTTCTTTGTTAATTTTTTATCAGCCATAACTTCCTTAATTTATGTATATACATTGTTTCATATTTGTTTCTCTAAGAGAACCTATCTCTCCTACAGAATAGGTGTGTTTATACACCTTTCTATAGTTCTCTATAGAGATGCACATGCGCACAGCCGCACACCCTTGTAGCCATGCGCCTTTCAGCGATGCATGTGCATATGTGCAGGTATGTGCAACTGCACAGCCACACATACCCCTAAATGTTGCAACCATGCACCTTTCGAGAGGGGCTGTGCAATTGCCCTTTTGCCCGTTGCACAGCCACTTATACACACTTTTATTACACTCCAACACACACTCCAATAGACATTGACCCCTTGATTTATTTAGTAACATTTGTTTTCTTTTCATCTTCCAAGATAGCTAGGCCAATGTTGTAGATGATCTGAGGCACGATTGAGTTGCCCAAAGCTTTGAGTCGATTGACTCGCTCAGGAATGCCTGTTGCTACTCTTGGGATGCTGGGTTCTCGCTCGAATCCGAGATGTCCGTCCAACCTTGGGGATACCCCATCAGCCATTCCACCCAGTCCGGATTGAGTGTGCCCTTGCCCGGTTTGTCCTTGACTGCCATCGTTAGACCTACCTGTTTGCCCATCGCTATCCTGCGTTGTATTGCTGGGTCGCTCATGTTCCCCCTGTCCCTGTTGTCCGAGGCGTTCGGTGTCGGCCACATCCTGTCGACCACTGCTTCTATCAAGACCCCCTGCTTCCTGTCCCTGCTCGCTGTCAATTTCTGTGTTGCTTCCACTGTCTGAGATGCTGTCGCTGGAGACGCGTTCGGAGTTGGCCACATCTTCTGTTCCTCCAAGGCTACTTTCTCCTCCAGGTTGCTGTGATACCCTGTGTTCTTGATCCTGTTGAGTGCGCTCTCCATTGTCATGTTCATGATCTTCGAGCTCCTTGGAGTTGGCCACAAAATCTTCTGATTCTCCCACTCTATTGACTTGACTGTTGTTATCTCCTTGTCGTACTTGAGTTCCTTTAAGTGAGGTTTGATTGCTTCCCAATCTTCGATTGACGGATGACTGAATCCCTTTGTGTCCTTCCTGAACCAATGTTCGATTGTTGTCTTCTTGATGTCTGTCTTCTCTGCCAGCTCCTTCATCGTTGTTTGACTCCTCAGATATGCTACGAACTCCTGTTGCTCTGGAAGATGAGGTCTCTCCATCATCTGATGATCTTGATACAGCTCCATCAACTCTGGATTCTTGATGATCTCCTCCATCATTACCTTGTCTGCTAATGTCTTTTGTATCGGTTGCCCTGATGATCTGTGAGTCTTGCCCTGTAGCATTTTCGTTGCGTGCTTCAGTGAGTCCTCTTTCGTGTCCATTGTCGTTGGAGTTGGCCACATCCTGTGAGGTTCCTCGCTCGCTTCGTCTGTCACTGCAGCTGGAAGACTCCATCCGTGTGTCCCCTTGATCATGCTTGGACTCGGTTGTTCGTAGTACCCCATCCTCTCTGTTGCTCTTGGTGTTGGCCACATGTTCTTGTGTTCCACTTGCTCTCTCAAGTTCCCTGATCTGCTCCGGCCCTCCCTGTTCTTCTGATTCGTTGAGCATTCTTCCTTGCTCCTTGCTGGAAGCCAATCCATCGTGCTCGGTGTCCCCCACATCGTAAAATCTTTTTCCGAGGATCCAGATTCTGTCTCTTTTGTGGGGAGCTTCGACACTGCAAGCTGGAATAATAAACGATTGCGTGGCGTAACCTTGGGCTTCCAAGTCAAGACAGACATCGTCGAGTGCCACATTGACGAAGCCACCAACGTTTTCGACAATGACCCAAGTGGGTTTCTTTGATTTAACAATTTCATACATGTACGGCCAGAGGTGTCTATCGTCTTCCTTGCCTTTTTGTTTGCCTGCAACACTGAACGGTTGACAGGGGATTCCCCCACAGATGAGGTCAAATTCTTGAATAATTCTTTCTGGGTCATTTCCTATCTCCTTTAAATCTTTATATATTGGTACGTTTGGCCAATGTTTGTTTAATACTTTACAACAGAAGTCATCAAACTCACAAAAAGCAACTGTGTCAAAACCACCAGTCGCTTCTAGTCCCAAGCTGAATCCTCCTATCCCTGAACAGATATCTAATATCTTAATCATCTACTCTCCCTCCTTTTAAAATACATCCTTGTGCAATACCTTCTAATGATTGCTACCACTGTTAACACTCCAGCTTGTGCCAATGAGATGATCAATGCGTTGTGCGTGAACATCAAGCATAGCGATAACACCACCCACACCAGGGGCAGATTGATTGCTGTGCCCATAAGCGTATCAGCCACTGATTCTTTGAGTGCTGGCTTGTCTAACTTAATCATGACAAAAACAAGTCATCTGCTCATCGAACAGATCTTGCTCCTTGTATCCAGGTTTTTTGCTAATGTCTAACAAGTCAATGTAAGTGGGTCCATCCTTCCTAAAGGTAGCACCAGCATGATCACCAAACTTTTGTTCTTGTTTGATCCACCAATCTGCCATCTCAGGTCTCTCTTGCAGAAGTTTAATCTTTGTGTCCTTGCCTTTAAGAAAGCACAGATCACAGTTGCCTGCCAAGGTTTTGCCACCAAAGTTTGTGAGGTTTAAATCAAAGTTTTGTTTCTCCCAAAAATTTGTGACATCTTTGACTGTATGCTTTGCATCATTCATTGGTGTAACATTTGTCCACACTTCGTATTGTTTCATTGCACTTGCTACTCTTCGAGGCTCATCGTATCTAAGGCCAATAACATTTTCCCAGTTTTTGTGTCCTCTAAGCTTTCGCATAAATCTATACATAACTTTTATCTTCAATTCGCTTGTGCAAAATCTTGTAACAGGATTGGGTAGGTATTTTCTGCGATCCAACAAAGCTTCAAAGGGCTCGCCATTTCTGCTTGCTGTTTCGTATGTAACCTCTTTGGTTCTATATACAGGACGCTCTTCACCGAAATAAAGCTCAAGCCAATGTATCTTCACGCCCCACTTCTCACCTATCTCATGCACAAAGTCCAATGTTTCTGGAGCTTCCTTGCCTGTGTTGGCAAAGGTAACGTACACATCTTCAGGCAATGTTCCACCATGTGCTTGGATAATGTTCCACAACATAAATCCAGAAGTTCTGCCACCACTAAAACTAATGAGTGCTGGCCCTTGTATCTTGTAAGGATTAGACTCCATAGATTCTCTCAACTTGTCCCATTAAATCTTCGTGTGCGTTGTGCAAAAACTTCCACTGCTCATTAAAGTTTTTATTTGTTTCTTTTGTTTTTATGAGTTGGCTT